TTTTGTAGTATTAGATGAGTTTGCTGACATAAGTCAAAAGGCTTGGCAGGAAGTTTTAAGACCCACACTATCAGACACAGGAGGTAGTGCTTTATTTTGTGGAACACCAAAGGGCATAGGTAATTGGGCATATGACTTGTATCAACAAGCAAGTATAGACCCTAAAAATTGGAAGAGCTTTCAATACACTACATTAGATGGTAAGCAAGTGCCAGCAAAAGAAATAGAACAAGCCAAAACGGACTTGGATGAAAGAACATTTAGGCAGGAGTATGAAGCCAGCTTTGAAACATACAGCGGCCAGGTGTATTACAACTATGGACCACACACTATAGAACACAACAAACCGCAAATACCAAAACAAATTTTAGTGGGAATGGATTTTAACATATCACCAATGAGTGCCTGTGTGGCTACAAGGGATGAAAAAGGCATAACAATATTTGATGAGATAGTTATATACGGATCAAACACTGATGAAATGGTTACAGAAATAAAACAAAGGTATCCAGACAAACAGATTGTAGTGTTTCCAGATAGTGCCGCCAGACAAAGAAAAACAAGTGCGGGTGGTAGAACGGATTTATCCATATTACAGAATGCGGGCTTTAGGACAATGACTAGACCAACTAACCCAGCTGTAAGGGATAGAATAAATGCTGTCAATAGTTCTCTTAAGAGTGCTAACGGACAACAGAAATTAAAAATAACACCAAATTGTAAAAATGTTATAAAAAGTTTGAGCAGACAAATATACAAAGAAGGAAGTAATCAACCAGCAACTGACGGCTTGGAACATATGGCTGATGCTGTGGGATATATGGTAGAGTATATTTATCCTGTCAAAAGAAACAGCATAAATAATAACAAACTACAAACTTGGTCAATGCGAACAAATTAAGGACAATAGGATATGGCGACAATTCAAGATGCTTTTGATGTAAAATATAGACTTGAATATTACGGCTTAAACTTACACCCAGATTGGAAAAACAATATAAAAAGGTGGCAGTATTATAGCGACAGCTACAACGGCGGTAATGATTTTAGAGAAGGCAGATACTTAATAAAATATGTTTTAGAGTCAGATGAAGACTTTGAAAGCAGATTAAAAAACACACCCCTAGACAACCATTGTAAGAGTGTTGTAGAAACTTATAATTCTTTTTTATTTAGAAAGCCACCAACAAGAAATTACGGCACACAGGTGGTGAATGATCCAAGTTTAGATAGTTTTTTAGATGATTGTGATTTAGACGGCAGAAGTTTTAACAGCTTTATGAGAGATTGTGCCACATATTCAGCCATATATGGTAATGTTTGGGTTATGATAGATAAGCCATCAACAACCGTAGCAACTAGGGCGGCTGAACTACAACAAGATATAAGACCATATGTTAGTTTAATTACACCAGAGAATGTAATCAATTGGAGTTATTACAGAAAGCCAAACGGTGTTTATTGCTTGGGCAGTTTAACACTATTGGACGGTATGGATGACAAAAACATATACTACAGAGAAATTACAGAAACAGAAACAACCGTATATAAGAGAACAAACATTAGAGAAGAAAGCCAAGTAGTAGAAGTATTTCCAAATCCTTTAGGTGTTGTTCCTTGTATTCCAGTGTATGCAGGTAGAAGTCAAACACGAGGAGTTGGTGTATCAGACATATCAGATATATCAGATACTCAAAGAGCAATATACAATGAGCTGTCAGAATTAGAACAGCTAATTAGAGTTTCCAACCATCCCAGTCTTGTAAAGACGAGCGGCACACAGGCATCAGCGGGTGCCGGAGCAGTAATAGACTTACCGGATGACTTGGACCCCAACCTAAAACCATTCTTGTTAGAACCATCAGGGTCAGGTATAACACAGATTATATCCAGCATCAACGAAAAAGTTGATAGCATAAACAGGATGGCGAATATGGGCGGGGTAAGATCAACCACAGCAAAAGCAATGAGTGGTGTAGCTTTACAAACGGAATTCCAATTGTTAAATGCTAGACTATCACAGAAGGCAGACTTGTTAGAGTTAGCCGAAGAACAGATATGGAGAATGTGGGCTCTATGGCAGAACAAAGTGTGGGACGGAACTATTGACTATCCGGACAGCTTTAACATACACGACAAAGAAAACACAATCACTCTTTTAAAACAAGCAAAAGAAACAAAACCAGAAAATGGCGAGCTATTGAAAGAGATTGATATAATGTTAGCAAAGGCTTTAATCACTGACGAAGACACATTAGAAAAAGTAATTAATGACCAACAACAAACACAACCTTTACAGACAGAGATGACACACAAAGCAATGTCTAACCCAACAGAATTAGTAGAGCATATGAAAGAAATGGTGGCACAAGGCTACACAACAGAGCAAATACTAAACTTACATCCTGAACTATCAGCGATGTTTAACCAAGGAGAAAATGACAATGGCTAGAAGAAGAGGCGGATCAATGGGTAAAGGTAAATCATTTACTAAATCCAAAGACAAGAAGAAAAAGAAAAAAGGTGGCAGAAGAGGTTAATTGGAGCGAATACTTTGCTTCAATTGTTTCTGTATGTCCGTGGTCAAAAGCATATTGGCGGGCACAACGAATAGACATAGTTGATTGGAAAGACCAAGTTATACCTTTACAGCAACCATATGTGGCACGGATATACAAAACATCTATGACAGCAAGACAGCTTTACAACACAGCACGGAGACACAATAAACTTTATGACAACGAAGAATGGTTATACAGCCATCCAAAGTTTAAAGGACATTCAACTCCAGTGCCTGTATTGATACAACAGGATTATGATGTGTTAGCACAAGCTAGGGCACAGCATAAATATAAAAAACAACCATAAGGTTGGATAGTTGAACTTAAGAACTATAAAAAAGGAGAATATACGATGAGTGAAACGGAACAAAACACTGAGCAGACTCAAGCTCCGGTAGAAGCAGAAGCAACAACTGAAGCAAATACTGAAACAGAGGCGAAACAATTCTCGCAGGCTGAACTTGATAGGGTTGTAGCGGACAGAATCGCAAGAGAGCGAAGAAAGTTTGAAAAAAAATATGAAGGGATTGACCCGGAATACTACAATGAATTAAATCAAAAGGCTGAGAAGGAGAAGCAAGATAAACTGAAAGCAAAGGGTGAGTTTGAACAACTCTTAAAGCAACAAGCTGAAAAGAAAGATGAACAAATAAACAATTTGCTAACACAAGTGAAAACCATTAAGATTGATGGTGCTTTACTTGATGCGGCTAGTAAAATGAAAGCTGTGAATCCTGGACAAGTGTCACAACTTATAAAGGATCAGGTTGTTATGAACGAAGCTGGTGATGTTGAAATTGTTGATCCAAAAACAAAGCAAGTGAGATATAAGGACGATGGTAATCATCTAGGTATATCAGATCTTGTTAATGAATTTTTAACGGCTAACCCCCATTTTGTTAGTGCCACTCCAAGCGGTAGTGGAGCACAAAGCAAGATCGGTGAAGTGGCTGGCAGCGGTGAGAAATTAGATATAACAAAACTTGATATGAGTAATCCAGAAGATAGGAAGCGATATGCTGAATATCGTAAGGACAACAAAATATCATAAATGCTAAATTTTATAAGGAGAAATTAAAATGGCAGATGAAGTAAAAACGATTATATCAGGCACTACATCGCTTGATCACTTAATCGCACCGATCGTTGCTGAAGCTCAATTTGTAGCTCAGGAAAGATCAATTATGAGAAACCTTGTAAAGAACTACACGGTTCCAGCAAATTCTGGTAAAGTTCTACAAGTGCCAATCTACGGTAATCCATCAGCGGCGGCTGTGAATGAAGCAGATGACTTAACACCATCAGCAATCACATCAAGCCAAGTTGATATTACATTATCAGAAATTGGTTTAATGACAAATGTTTCAGATATGGCAGTTAATCACACACCGGCTAATGTTATTTCAGACATTGGAAGATTGTTTGGTGAAGCTATTGCGAAGAAGATCGACACAGATCTTACAGCATTATTTGACGGCTTTGGCACTTCAGTTGGAGCGGCAGATGCGGCAATTACAGCGGCTAAACTATTTGAAGCAGTAGCTAACTTAAGAGCATCAGGTGTTCCGGCAACGGACTTGGCTTGTGTATTACATCCAATGGTAGCATATGACCTTAAAGCTAACTTAACTAACACTTTTGCTAACTCGCAAGCAAATGATGTGGCTAACGAAGCATTAAGAACTGGCTATGTTGGAACAATCGCAGGTGTTCCTGTATATGAAACATCTAACCTTGCTAACACTGGCACAACTGGTGATTACAAAGGTGGATTATTCCATAGAGAAGCTTTAGCATTGGCATTGGGTAACGATATCAAAATTGAAACTCAAAGAGATGCATCAGCTCGTGCTACAGAGATGGTAGGAACAGCAGTATATGGAGTTGGTGAAATACACGACTCTTATGGTGTTGAAATTCTTGCTGATTCTTCAATCCAATAATTTGGATAGTGGAGCAACGACAAACTGGGTGGGTGTTTTATACACCCACTCAATTATATAAAGGATTTAACATATGAGCAACTATTCAACAGATGCAGACATTTTAGAATACGAACCAAATATCAAGGAATATGGTATCATTGACTTTAGTTCTTTTCATTCAAAGACTACAGCTGACATACAAAGACATTTGAGAATTGAATGGTGGCCTAGAGTGAGAAGAGACAGAGTTGGAGCAAACTACTTCAACACAACAGATTTAGAAATGGACAATAGTAAGCTAACAGCGAGCCAATTAAAGGTTGCGGCTGTTTATCATTGTCTAGCATTTTACATTTTACCACAACTAACACAACACACATCAGAACCAGATAGATTCAGAATGATGATAGACTTTTACAAGGGTCGTTTTAGAGATGAATTAGATATGGTGCTACAGGATGGTGTCAAGTATGATTTTGATGGTGATGGCACCGTTGAGAATCACGAACAACAGCCACAGCACTTCAACAGATTAGTGAGGTAAGCATATGTCAATCAGAGAAGACATAGCAAAAGACATAGTTCAAGTATTACAAGGTATTACTGACCCCGCAGTAGTATTAGTATCAAGGAACCCTATCAACACTACAGACTTGTCTATAGCACAATATCCAGCTATTATTGTAAGGACTACTGACGAAGCTCGTAGCGATGAAAGTATGGGTGGGGCAAGATTAAGTTTAATTAATTACACAATTGAAACTTATGTAAGGGCTGAAAGTAGCACAACAACTTCCAACAACAACATTGACACACAAAAGAACAATATGGTTGAAGCAATTGAAGAAGCATTGGAAGTAGATAGAACAAGAAATAGTTTAGCATTGAACAGCTTTGTATCAAATGTGGTGGCAGATGACGGCACACTATATCCTTTAGGTAGGGTAGATATTACATACACGGTTCAATATAAATACACACGAGGGACATTATAATTATGGGACTTAAAAAAATTTACAAAGGCGGTAAAGAAAAAACTCTTAATTGGAGTGCCGCAAACGAATTAGTGGCTAATGATGGTTGGAGTTGGACAAAAGAATCAACTACTTCATTAAAGGCGATTAAAAAATCTGTTTATCCTAAAAAAGCCAAAGTCGAGGTGAAAGCAGAAATTAAAAAGGAAGACATTGGCATTATTAATATTAATAAGGAGAAATAATTATGGCATTTTTTACAGGACACGACGGTGTAGTAAAGATCACAGGTGAATCACTTTCAGGTGCAGACCAAGAAATTGGAAACTTAAGATCTTTTACAATTGACCAAACTCAAGATGCTATTGAAACTACGGTAATGGGATCAACTGGTAATTACAGAACATACAGACCTGGTCTATCAACTTTTACGGTAAGTGGAGATATGTATTTTGATTTTACAGATGCGGCACAAGCCAAAATTGATGACTTTGTTTCTATGTCTGGCGACAGCACAACAGGAACAATTGAATGTTATCCATCAGGCACAGCAACAACAACAGGAAACACTAAATTATCAGGAGATTTTATCTTTACATCATTTAGTATCACTTCAAATGTTGATGGAGTTGTAGAGTGTAGTTTCAGTGGTCAAGGTTCAGGAGCCTTAACTACAGCACAAACAACATCATAAGGTAGTTTATGATCGGTATCCGTTTCAAAAGTTCTTTTGATGCTAACAAAATGGGCAAAGCTGTCCAAAAAATGTTAGATGAGATTAAGAACAAGACTTATGAGACAGCCCGATCATTAACACCTGTTGATACAGGCTTTGCTAAGAGCAGATGGAAAAGGAAGACTAGACCAAAAGGCTTTATAGTGGAGAACAGAGTAGAATATGTGCCGTTTTTAGATAAAGGGCACAGCAGACAGGCCCCACAGGGCATAACAAAACCAACGGTTAGGATTATTAACCGGTTTATTAAAAGCAGGAGATTAAAACGATGACTGAATCGGACAAAAAGAATACATTATCAGCAATTGAAGCCGCAACTGGCCACTTTAAGAATAGATTAAATGGCGACTTGGGCAAGTATCATTGTGAGGAATGGGGTATTGACATATATTATAAATCAACTTCAAGTTTAGCAGTTGAGAATAAGATTATGGGATACCAACAACAGAATAAAACAGCAGAAGCTTTGGTAGAAAGTGTTATTAGTAAGGCATTGGATAAGAATGGTGAGAAATTGTTTAAACCAACAGACAGAGCAACTTTCTTACACGAAGTTGATCCAAGTGTTATTGTCAAAATAGCAACGACTCTTAATAATGCTAATGCTGACTCAGTTGAGGATATAAGAAAAAACTAACTGGGGACAGGAACTTGTATAATCAAGTTTCCCTTGCTGACTACTTAAAATGTAGCATAGAGCAAGTCCAAAAGATGTCCCTTATAGAGTATAAGACTTGGTTAGCTTATTTTCAAATCCGCAAAGAAGAGGAACAAGCAGAGTTAAGGAAACAGAGAAGTGGCAACAGAACGAATAGAGCTCGTAGGAGTTAATAAGACACAGAAAGCTTTCAATGAAGTCCAAAAGTCAATGGGCAGACTTGAAACAAACACTGGTAAAGCTGGGGCGGCATTTAGCAAACTACAAAACATCATTGTGGGTGCTGTTGCGGCAGTTGGTGCTTTCAAATTATCCAAAGACTTTCTTAACACAGCAGTAGAAGTAGAAAATTTAGCAATCCAATTGAAGTTCTTAACGGGTAGTGCTGAAGAAGGTAGCAAGGCATTTGACACCTTAGTTGATTTTGCGGCTGATGTTCCTTTCCAACTACAAGAGATAGCCAATAGTGCTCCTTTACTACTAACGGTGACTGATAGTGCTGAAGAACTACAACAAGTTTTAAAGATAGCTGGTGATATAGCGGCTGCCACAGGCTTGGACTTTAGGACAACAGCAGAACAACTACAAAGATCATTCAGTGGTGGTATTGCGGCGGCGGATCTATTTAGAGAAAAAGGTGTTAAATCATTATTAGGCTTTGAAGAGGGTGTGAGATTTAGTGCGGCAGAAACTAAAAAACACATCATAGATGCTTTTGAAAGTGGTGAAGCAGTTATGTTGGGAGCATCCAAAGAGATGGCTAACACATTTACTGGAACACTATCAATGATAGGGGATAAGTTCTTCAAATTTAAAGTTGAACTTATGGACTCTGGACCATTTGATTTTTTCAAAGCTATGTTAAAGAGTTTGAACAACTTCCTAGACAGCAGATTTGGTGACATTGAAAATGCGGCAGAGACATTGGGTAAAAATTTAGTCCATATATTCCAAGCCGCGACTATAGGACTTGCTAAATTTGGAGATATGATAACTCCTATTGTAAAGATAGCCGTAAATGCTGTAAAAGGATTGATTGACTTAACTAACTCATTACCACCAGCAATAAAAACATTAGGTATAATTGGATTCTTAATGTTAGGTATCAAAGGAAAACTTGTGGTATTGGCCATAGGTGCTGTATTTGATAAAGTTAGATTGTTGTTTGCTGACTTGATGGACTTTATGGCATCAGGTAAAGAAAAAATTGCAGGCATTATGGATGCTTTGGGCTTTGATGGCATAGCAAAAAATATGAGAGCAAATGCGGCAGACATTAGATCATCAAATCAAGACATTAGAGATGCTATAAACAAAACTAAAGATGAAATAACAACAGACACAGACGACATAATCTTACAAATGGGCAAATTTGGTGAGATGACAGAACAAGAATTAAGTGAAGCTGGACCTTTAGTTCAGGCATTGGCAGAATTTTACAAAGACCTAAACATAGAATTAGAAAAAACTAAAAAGATACAAGAAAGTATGAGCTACAAGGATCCTATTATAGCAATGGGTGAAGCAAATGCTAAATTATTAGAAGAACAAGCAAAAGCAGAAGAGAAGGCAGCCAAAAAACAATTATTCATAGCACAACAACAAATGAAACAGAAGTTAGAGTTTAAGAGACTTGAAACTGAAGGTGTTATGAAGTTTGAAGAAAAGATGCGAAAGAAAGAATTGTTTATTGCTACACAGAATCACAAAAGAAAAATGGAGTTTCATAGATTGGAATCAGAAGGTGTCAAGAAGTTCCAAGAAGAAAACATAACACACTTCCAAGCATTTACAGATGGTTTCAAGGCACAGATAGGTGAGCAAAGAACGGTGTTGGAACAACTTAATGATGCTGGTAGGATGACATTTAACACTATGGCAGATGCTTTGA